GCCCTGGGCAGGCATGACCCCGATGCCATCGCCTGGTGTACGAACAACGGCGTCCCGCTGGATAGCCTGCCGAGCAGACCCGGCAAGGTGTGGTCTGTGGGTCTCGACAGTGGAGACAGCCGCGAGTACATCCGGCCAACGGTCGCACAGTATCTACCGAAAGGCTGCAAGTGGAGGAACAGGGACGGCTTCGGACGTGCTGAGGTGGTGCTACCAAATGGAGGACAGATATCGTTCCTGTCTGTTGACATGGGTAGGGATGGCTTTCAGGGCAGCGCCGTCGATCTCGTGCACTTCGATGAAGAGCCCGCCGGCAGATCAGGTCAAGCTGTGGTCAACGAAGCACTGATGCGCCTGGTGGACAGGAATGGTTCACTTTTGATGAGCCTCACGCCGCTTCGCGGGCTCACCTGGCTATTCGATAGGTGGGTGAGTCACACCCCGGAGGATACGGCGGTTCACTTCCTGCACGGTGAGGACAACCCGCACCTACCGCCTGGTGCGCTCGACCGGCTGCTGCGGCAGTACGGGCCGCATGAGAGGGCCGCACGTGCTCGCGGTGAGTGGGTAGCCGTGGAGGGCCGCATCTATTCCGACTGGGCACGTCACCTTCACGTTGTGCCTTCGTTCAAGATCCCTGAGACGTGGGCCACGTTCGGCTGTCTGGACTTCGGTACACGTCACCCCACAGCCTTTCTACTCTGTGCGCTTGACGGGTCAACGGACACTCTTCACATCGTATCAGAATGGTATGCAGAACAGCGCACCATCCGAGAGCACGCGGGCCGGATAGCGGCGATCCTGAACGCTCACCGCCCAACGGACTGGATCGTTGCAGACCCGGAAGATCGAGGGGCGCGGATGTCCCTATCTCGTGACTTCGGGATCGCCACCATCGGCGCCCGCAAGGGCAAGGGCTCGATCCTCTCAGGCATAGGGGCCGTGTGTGAGCGATTGGCGCCCAACCCCATCGACGGACGGCCCGCCCTGGTGGTGCACGACTGCTGCCCGAATCTGATACGGGAGATCGAGGGCTACGTGTGGGATGACCGGGGCAAGGGAGAGCAGCGCGACCAGCCGAAACCGAATCAATCGGACCACGCCCTGGACGCCCTGCGCTATTGCTGTATGCAGCTTGCGCGGTCCACGTTCGGGGTCGGGTAGTTGCCATGTCAATACGCATGGGCTACCGTTGAGGCGTGAGCAAGCGATCCGCCCTGGCTACCCGCCCACCTGGCATATGGACGCGCATCCTCCGTGCTTTGCGTCTGGTAGAGGTGCGCGACGACGGCTCCACCAGTTTCGACGGCGGCGCAGAATGGGCAGCGGACTACCCCGCGTCCCGTCCCTATTCGGCGCTATCGAGCATGTCCGCTACTGCTGCGTTCCCATGGGTCCAGGCCTGTATGAACCAGATAAGCCAGTCGATGAGCGGGCTACCGCTGAAGGTCATCAAGGGCCGCGGTGCCGATGCCGAGGTGCTGACGGATCACCCGATCCTGGATCTGCTTGACCGTCCATCTACCCGCACACCTGGGATCTTGTTTCGCCGCCAGTTGATCACCGATCTGGTTCTGTCGGGTGACTGTTACGCCGTGATCGGCACAGTCGGAACGACGCCCGCTGCACTTCTGAGGCTCCACCCTGAGTACGTGCGCATCATCGGCGACCGGGACACGCAGCCATCCCGCTATGTCTACACGGGCGGTGGACAATCCACCGAATACGGCCCCGATCAAATCATGCACGTGTCCCTGCCAAGCTGGGCAACGGGTCCGAAATCCCTATACGGGACCGGCGCTATCGAGGCGTTGAACGCGGACCTGATGACAGACAAGCGGGCGGCAGAACTGGCAGCGGAGACCGCGAAAACAGGCCGCCCCACATCGCTCATCAGCCCATCGTCATCCGAGGATGTCTGGTCCGATCAACAGGTCAAGTCGATCCGTCGCGCCTGGGAGGCGCAATTGAAGGGCACGTCCGGCGCGTTGATCCTGGGATCGGGTGGCGTCAACGTGGAGATGCTGTCACACAGCCCCCGCGACATGGAATTCTCCAAGGTGCGCGAACTCGCACGGGAGGCCGTGATGGGCGCTATGGGCGTGCCCCCCTCGATGGTCAGCCTTAATACGGCAAACTTCGCCCAGTCTGTGACTCAACAGCGGATCTTCTGGGCTTCGCTCGAATCGCGGGCGGCGATGCTTGACCACGGGTACACGATGGTCGCTCGCATGTTCGACGACAGCGACGACGTGCGCGTGGTGCATGACTTCTCCGCCGTTGAGGCCCTGCAAGAGAGCAGGAGCGAACGACAGCAGCGCGTACAGAACTGGTGGATGATGGGCGTTCCGCTCGCGGAAGCGGCAGCCCTGGAAGGCTTCGACGATCTGGATGTGGAAGAAGCACCGCCACCTATCGAGGAGCCAACCGAAGATCGAGGGCTGGATACCGTAGCGCGTTGGCTCGCGCCTGGTCCCGTGCTGGTCGAGAAGGCCATCGAGAACAAGGGTGAGATCTGGCGACAGTTTATAGACGAACTGCATAGCCCCACGGAACGACGGATCGCGCTCCTGATGACGCGCTACCTTCGGGACTACGGGCGGCAGGTCGCGAAGCGCGCCGGTGAGGTACTGAAGGGAGCACACGCCCCCATCACCCGTGCGTTGACTGACTCGCAGCTTGACCGGATCCTTGATTCGGCAGCGCAGGAAGCCGAGGTCATGGGCATCATGCGCCCTACCATGCGCAAGGCCATCGAGTCATCGATGCAGCAGGTGGCCTCGGTGGTACCTGTCGCGATGACCTTTCAGGCCGTGGACGTTGACGGCATGGCAACAAAGCAGATCGCGAGCATGGTACAGAACATCACCACATCCACGCGCACGAGCCTGAATGTGAAGCTGGTCAAGATGATCCAGGAAGAGGCATCGTTGAGTGAACTGCAGGCCGCGATTCAATCGATCTCTAAAGACTATTCGTTCAGCGCCGCCCGCGCATTGACCATCGCACGCACGGAGACCACGTCCGCACTTTCAGGGGGTCGACAGGTCGCCATGGAGCAAGCGGTCGATCTCGGTGTGGAGATGGAGAAGGAGTGGGTCACGGCAGGGGATGAGGTGGTGAGGGACGCTCACGCCGCCCTGGGGTCATCGGGCCCTATCCCTGTCAGCGAGCCATTCGTAGCAGACGGCAGCGAAGCCATGCAGCCCGGACAATTCGGGGTTGCTGCACTGGACATCAATTGCAGATGCGACGTCTACCCAGTCGTGAAGGCATAGGGGGAAACAATGACCACGAGACGATATACGAACTGGATCTGCCGTGCCGAGACCGGCGACGATGGGACTACGAAGGTCATCGCATCCACGCCAGCCGAGGACCGCTATAACGACGTCGTTGCGCAGGACTGGAACCTGGAACGGTACACCGGGATCATCGCCTGGAATCACGACTATTCAATTCCACCCGTTGGGAAGGCTGAATCTGTCGAGGTTGTCGACGGGCGCCTCATCGCCAAGATCCGATGGGATACGCACGAGTCGAACCCGCTGGGGCAACAAATCAGCCACCAATTCGCCGACTCCATACTTTCAGGCGTCAGCGTCGGCTTCGCCCCCGGGAAGTCGACACCACGGAAGAAGCTACCCGAAGATCACCCCGCCCACGCGGAGCGCGGTCTATACTTCGAGCAACCTGAACTCCTCGAAATATCGGCTGTGAATATTGGGGCAAACCCGGAAGCCATCGCCATCCGTGCGCGGTCCTGGGGACTGGAGCCCGCCACCATGACAGAGCCCGACGAAACAACCGAAGCCCCGCCCGCCCCATCTCCCACAATCGAGCAGCGTCATATCCTGCAAGTGGTCGAAGAAGAGGACGGTACCGTGTGGATTCAGTACGCATCCGAAGCAGAAGAAGCCACGACCGATGAGGAAGAACCCGAAGCAGAAGAAGCCACGACCGATGAGGAAGGGGCCGCCTACGGGGAAGAAGAAGAGGAAGAGGAACGCGGACAGCTTCGGTTCTTCGATGCCATCGCCCCCGCCCCCAACGGGTGGGATCTACTATTCACCCCTTGACGTGTCAGGGCCGCACGTCCTATATCTACCTTGAGTTATTTTAGGTTTTTCACCCTGGAGACGAAACCATGTCCGATACCGCCACCACCATCGAAACCCGCGAGGACGCCATCAAGGTCCTACACGACCTGAAAGCAGAGCAAAAACGCCTGTCTGAGCGCGGCGATGCGCTGGAAACCCAGCTTGAACAGAAGGCCGCCGATCTGGTAGCCGTTCAGAAGGTGCTCGCAGAATCAGCGGTACCACGGGTTGAGGCCGTTTCCGAGAAGGAAGCGACCTTGCGCAAGTATATCCGCCAGGATGGAAGCCTGGACGCGGCGGCGATGTGCTCGGATGAGGTGGATCGCGGTGAGTGGCACGCTGAATTCAAGAGTCTGGTGGATGATCGGAATCTGGTCAAAATGCTCAAGGCTGACGGGCACACACCCAAGATGGATGCACGGGTGGCGCGGCACATGGCGTGCGCACCGGACGTGATCCGTCGCGTATTTTCTGACGCCGCTGGGGTCGGTACCGAGTGGATTCCCACTGTACTCGTGCCTGAACTCGCGAAGGCGGTATACACACCCAAGGCCGTCGAACAGCTATTCCCCACCTGGGAGATGCAATCGAAGAACCTCGATATCCCGTTCCAGACCTTGAACGTCAAGCCCTACCTGAAGTCGGCGGCCACCTATGGAACGATCACCGCCGATGATGACACGACCAGCAAGGTCAGCGTCGTTGCCAAGAGCATCGCCGCCCGCATCAGCGCAGACGAGGACAGCACAGAGGACGCCCTGATGGGTGCGCTTTCCGTGCTGCGTGAGTCTGTCGCTGACTCCATCGCTTCCGGTGTCGAGGATGCAATTATCAATTCCGACAGTACGGCGAACCATCAAGACATGGATATTGCAGCCTCGCCCAACGTTTGGGACATCAGGGGTAGATGGGGGGGATCGACTGGATCTGCATCAGATCACAGGCGTTCATGGCTCGGCTTGAGGCCGCACGCCTTCGATGCGAGCAGCACGCTGGACGTCTCCGCGCAGACCTATGCCGTCCTGATGGAGTTGCGCTCCAAGCTGGCAGGCCCGCAAGGTGCGGGTGGCGATTTGGCGCTGATCATCAGCCCCGAAGCGTATGTCACCTTCCTTCTCGATCTTGAGCAGACAGCCACAGTTGACAAGCTTGGAGCCCAGGCGACGGTCCTGACCGGACAGGTCGCCAGTATCGCAGGCATGCCGGTTGTCGTTTCGGACTACATCAGTGCTGACATGGAAACGACGGGCCTTCGTGCTTCGCCGTTCACCGGGACAAAGACCGGCTGTCTGATCGTCAACCGATCGCGCTACTTCATGGGGAATTATCGTCAGATGACCACTGACGTCCAGCGCGAAATCGTGAATGGGCTGGTGGATATCGTCGCCACCCGTAGATGTGCCTTCTTCAGCCTTGACGCTGCCACCACGGCATCCGTCGCGTATGGCTTCAACATCTAAGCGAGGCCCAGGCCATGCCGATCCTACGATACAACGGTCACCCCGTGCTCAAATCCCTGAACACATCGGGCCATGCCTGGTGTGAAGGTGATGAGCACGAGGTATCCGAGGATGAGGCCGAACGCCTCACGGAGACATTCGCGGGTCTGTTCGAGGTGGTAGGGTCGGCACCGGCCAAGCCATCTAAGAATCGTTCAGTCAAGAGCCCGACAAAGCGTCGGAGCAGCACGAAGGGGACAAAGTGAAGCTGCGAAGCGAATCAACGGGTGAGTGGCCAACGGGTCTACACTGGACGCCGGGAGAGGAACGCGAGGTATCCGTACCGAAAGGTGCGGACCTCCCTTCCTGGCTGGTCGAGGTCAAATCCAAGAAGAAGAAAACCGCAGTCGATGAGGGGTAGCTATGGCCCTGGCAACGGCAGCACAGATCCGGGTCTACCTTCGTAGCCTTCAGGGCACCGCTGAAGACTCGACCCTGGACAGCATGATATCGCGCTTTGATGCCATCGGGGCGTCATGGTGTGGGCTACCATCTGCAAGCGTCGGCACGTCACCTACCTTCGAGGACGTGACCATCACGCAGTACATCGACGGTCCAGGCGGTCAGGAGTTGCACACGACGCGCCCTATCCAGTCCGTGACCAGCATCTACGACTCGACAGACCGCACATATGCAGCCGCTGATCTGGTCGCCTCTGGTGATTACACGCTCTACGGTGATGAAGGGCTGATTCGTCTCGATGACGACAGCGCCCACGGCGCATGGAGCACGACAGCCCGCGCTATCAAGCTGACTGCAGTCATCGGCTTTGCTACGGTTCCGGCGGCGATAACGCACGCATGCGGCCTTCAGGTCGCGTTCTGGTATCAGAACCGGGAGACAGCAGGTCGACGCAGCGTGAGCCAAGGTGGGGGCTCTGTGAGCCTCACCGATTCGGGGCTATCTCTGTTGCCAGAGGTGAAGGAAGCCCTGGCGCCGTTTCGCCTCACGCACGGCTGGATCTCCTGATGCCTGTATTGACACCGGAGGAATTCAGCGCGGGCCTGAAGGGCATGGTCCGTTCAGGCGCACTTCAGAAGGGCATGGTAGCGGCAGCGGCTACGGTCGGACAGGCTGCGCTCGGATATGCTGGACGGCGCC